GGACAGTTCTTACAAAGCTTAGCACCACTTGGTGAGCAAGCAATGGCAGAGTTGAATATTTCTGATTACATTAATAGGCTTGCAGGATCACTTGGAATTGATACAGAAGGACTCATAAAGTCTGAAGAACAGAAACAAGTGGAACAACAGGCTATGATGCAACAACAGCAAGCAATGCAGAATCAGCAGTTGATGGGACGTATAGCAGAAAAAGCTACTCCAGAAATGATGAAAGGAATGGGTGAAGGTATGGCTCAACAACAACCACCACCTGAAATGAATAACTAATCTTATATAAGAGGAGAAAAATATGGCAGAATTCCAACAAGTAAGTACTCATGAAGATGCTCCACCACCTCCTGAAGGAAGTAAAGAGCATGAACAAGCAATGATTCAGCTTGCAGAAGAAGCGGGTGCAGTAGAAAGAGAAGACGGAAATCCGAATTGGCTACCTGATAAGTTTAATAGTCCAGAAGATATGGCGAAAGCTTACAGAGAGTTAGAGAATAAAATGTCATCCAATTCGGAGTCTGTGGCGAACAACGATGAGGTTACACCACCTCCGCAGACTCCAATTTCTACTCAACAACAGGCACAAGTAGATGAAGCCCATAAGACCTTAGCAGAAGCAGGTCTAGATTATAATAAATATGCTAATGAGTATTTAGAAAAAGGAGAATTATCTCCAGAGTCATACACAGAACTTGGTAGCAAAGGTATGTCTACTGAGATGGTAAACTCATGGATACAAGGTCAAGAAGCTATTTCAGATAAACTTACAGAGACAGCATATAACTCTGTAGGAGGTCAGGAGAAGTATAAGGAGCTTGTAACATGGGCAGGAGATAATCTAGCTCAAGAAGAAATAGATTCATTCAACAGAGCGTTAGAGAGTACCAATAAAAACGATAGCTTATTTGCTATTAAGTCTCTTAACGCTCAATACCAAATGGCAAACGGAAGTACGCCAAACTTATTGCAAGGATCAACAGGTGGATCAAGCTCAGGAACCTTCAGTTCATTATCTCAAATGTCTGAAGCTATGAGAGATCCTAGATACCTTAGTGATCCTGCTTTTAGGGATGAAGTAACTAGGAAACTAGAATCTTCAAACCTTATGTAATACGGAAGAACACAGACGAGAAAATTATTGCCCTCTGAGGAGGATAACTTTAATTGAGGAACGATGTAGTTATAACCGTAACTAAACTCGTGCTAGGTAAAACTAGCTAATTTTAATCTCAATTAAATTCAAATATGGCACAAACTTATGTAGGTCACAGGTCAGGTCAGGTAAACGAGACAGGCGATGCTAGGAGTCTATATCTAAAGCTCTATGCTGGCGAAGTCATGACCGCCTTTCAGACCAAAAATATAATGATGAACTATACGAGAACCCGAAATATTAAGAAGGGTAAATCGGCACAGTTTATCATGACAGGTAAGCATCGTACCGCAGCTTATCATAGTCCAGGAACTGAAATTGTTCCTGCAGTTACTGCGGCACAAACTGAGAGAATTGTCACTATTGACGATCTCTTGATTGTAAATCAATTCATCCCTAATATTGATGAAGCGATGTCTCAGTATGATATACGCTCAGTTTATACGCAGGAAGCTGCTTATGGATTAGCTTATGCTGCTGATAAGAACATTCTCAGAATGGCTATTAAAGCTGCATTGACAACTTCTAAGGCTGCATCAGCAGCTCTTGTTCAAGGAGATGTCCCTTGGGATGATGAGGATTATACAGCTAACGTGACATACGCAAGTCTTGCTGACTCTTGTAAATCCAGTAAATTTATGGAAGGAGTTATTGAAGCTAAGCGTATTCTAGAAATGGCTGGCGCACCTTTAGATGATTTGGTAGTTGTCTGTGCAACAGATATTTACTATCACATGTTTAAAGCTAAAACCAATGGTGAAGATACCACAAATCTACATATGTTTAATTCAGATGTAGGTGGAGGAGGTTCAGTTAAAGATGTGAATCTTCCAACTATTGCAGGAATTCCAGTAGTTAGAACTCCTCATATTGGAACTGGTGGTACTGCTGGTTGGGCCACGAGCCTCTGGACTATGTCTGGTAGTGGTGGTTCTCGTGCTGGTATAGTCCCTGCTGCGGATAGGCCATTAGCCTCTCCAGAATCTGCTAGGACAACTGTTTACGATCTTCCTGCTGCAGCCGCTTATGGTGGTGAAGGTGAGAAAGTTCGTGCGCTTGTCATGCATAAAGATGCAGTAGCAACTGTGAAACTATTAGACCTTGCGGTAGAGACTGATTATATGGTCAACCGTCAGGGAACATTAATCGTTTCCAAATATGCAATGGGTCACAACATACTACGTCCAGCAATGGCAGTAGCACTTGTTGCACCTGTTTCATAATAATACCTTTTGTGGGGTACGGTTAATCCTCTTGCCGTACCTCATTTTCGTAGAGGAGGAAATAGTAGTTCTCCATCCTCCTCTACACCCTTCTTATAATCCTTCCAAAAAATCAAAATGGCTGTATCACTAACTTCCAAACTAGATGCTATTAATTCAATGCTTTTTGGCGTTGGAGAAGCTCCAGTAAACACAATGAACTCTGGACTTCAGGAAGCTGAAATAGCGGCTATTACACTTGATACAATTTCCAGAGAAGTTCAATCCGCAGGATGGGCATTTAATACTGATATACGATACACACTAAGTCTGAACTCAGACAATCATATTAATGTTCCTTCTAACTGCATCCACATAGATACCACATCTTTAACAAGAAATTACGATAGCGATATTGTCATGAGGAATCAGAAGCTTTATGACCGCACTAAGAACACTTACGAGTTTACAGGCTCAGTAGAAGTGGACATGATCGTTCTTCTTGAATTTGAAGAGCTTCCAGAAGTTGCTAGACGTTACATAACACTCAGAGCAGGTAGAAAGTTCCAAGAAAATATACTTGGTTCAGGTGAAATGACTCAATTACAATTTAAAGATGAGCAAATAGCTTTATTTGCATTAAGAGAATCTGAGTCTCAACTAGCTGATTATAATGTATTTGATAATTATGATACCTTCCGTGCTTTAGACCGTAGCAACGCATCATCTTCCCTACTTAAATCTCAAAGAATTCTATACTCCTAATGCCTTTAGTTTCTTCTTCTATTCCCAATATGATTAATGGGATTTCTCAGCAACCTCCTGAGATTAGATTATCCTCGCAAGGTGAAAAGCAAGTGAATGGTTATAGTACCATTGCGAGAGGTTTGGAGAAACGTCCAGGAACAGAACACAAACAAAAGATTACGAGTACTTTAGTAGATGATACGTTTGTTCATACTATTCGTAGAGATAGGAATGAAGAGTACACAATGGTTCTTACTAGGACTTCTGGTACTGAAGCCACATTAACAAATTCTACGTTAGTCAATACAGATGCAACTGTTACTGTTGGTAGCACTACTGGATTAGTAGAAGGGATGGTAGTTTCAGGATCAGGAATACCTCCAGTACCAGAAACCACTATTTCTGAAGTAACTAATGCTACTACATTAGAACTTTCTGCTGCTGCTACTGCGAGTAGTACTACTACCACATTAACAATTATTAATGGTAAAACTCTAACCATATATGATCAGGATGGAACTTCTATTCCTGTAAAGAGTGATACACATGCTGCGGTAGCTAGTGCAACAAATATTACTAATGCTAAGTTATCCTATCTAGATACGTCAACTTCAGGAGGAGTCAATGACAGCATAGTAGCTACTACTGTTGCAGATACTACCTTCCTTATTAATAAAACTAAAACTGTAACAGCAGCAGGAAGTAACGGTGTGGTTTCTGAAGAAGGAACAACAGGCTCAAGTCAGCATATATCTTCATCAGGTTCTGCTGCAATAGGTGTTGGGGGATATACTGATGAAGGGATGATCTTTGTAAAGGCAGGAGATTATTCCAGTAAGTATGTAATAAAGATAGTAATAAATCCAGATGAAGATGCAGGATCTGGTGTAAATGATAAAAGAACCTACAAAGTAGGACTACAAACACCTTCTTCACAGGTAGGACTAAACCAAACTCATATAGGTACTCCTGTTATTGCTAAGTATTTAAAAGAAGGACAAGCCTCAAATACTCTTTATCCTAATCTACCTAATGGAACAGATCATCAATGGGATGATTTTGAATCTACAGCACCTGCAGTAGGTTTCGGAGGTTGGAGATGTATAGCAGACAGAAATGAAAATGGAGAAACATCAGGTGGTGATACAGGAGATTATGTAGCTGGTTTAGATGCAATAGTTACTGCAGAACATAGTCTTGCTGCAGATAATTTTGAAATAAATACAT